CACCAGTAGATGGAGTCAGTCCCATGGAACTTGCTTTGGCCAAAAATATCAGTCCCGAGCCACAATTGACTGCTGAGGAACAACGTGATTTTGTCTTCTGCTATGTGTATGTTGTCAGAAAATTTTTTGGAAATTTGCCTAAACATAAACCAATAAATTTGGAAATGGCTTTGAACCGCCCTATTGGAACACAACATATAACGCCAGTTCATCTTGACACTTCTAGTGGGCAAGGTGAAAATTGGTGGGCCTGTGATCCTAAAACACGCCAGCAGAAAAAACGACCTTTTGTAAATAAAGACAAATATGGCCATCGGACCCCAACCCCTCTTTTGAATTGGGCTATGAATAAAATGGCCAATAAATTGTTGACTGATCCTGATTCATTTCGTCTGATCTGCCCTGATACGATGAAAGATGAATTACGACTCAATGAGAAAGTTGATGCTCTCAAATCTCGCATTTTCGTTCCACTCCCTATTGAGGTTTTGATGTGGATGCGAATTTTATTTTATGATTTGATTGAGCTCATGGTAGAAGAGAGAGATGTGAACTGGTCTGCGGTTGGCGTCAATCCACATTCGATTGAGTGGAAAGCGTTGTACAATTATTTGACAGATTTTGATGATGAATATCGAGTTAACCATGTTGATGCTGGTGATGTTTCTGGTCTTGATAAGAGCACTAGAAAAATTTTTTGTCACAATTTTAGAGACCAAATCGCGAAATTGTACGAAGAACGCGACCAACACATACGCTATGAAGTTATACCTGGCCTTTGGTTAGATTCCACGGAACGTAATCGATTGCGTTATGAAATCTTAAATAAAGTGTTTTGTGATCGATGGCACGTTGTTGGACAATTCATGTATCACCGTCCAAGTGATAACCCTTCTGGAAATTTCCTTACCACACTCTTCAATGGAGTGAACATGGCAGCTGCGACTTTTTGTAGTGCTAAATGGTACGCACGTAAAGTGCTAAAAGTTGAAATAACCTGGGATGCAATTAACAAATGTTTACGGATTAAAGTTTACGGTGATGACAACGTTGTTACTAGTGATGAATCAATCCCTGGGTT